AATGACGTAAAATATGACCGCCGTGGGCGATTAACTCAGAGGTAACCTTTTTCGCCCTCCCCTGATATACCCGAGAACGGTAGGCTATATGGGGAGAACCGACTTCCCGAAGGATAACGCGCCGTCCCGTTTTATCCTCTGTTTCCGCACGTTTGGTCAAGATATGGTCAAGGTCTCAGGTGGCTGTGCTACCTACACCGCTTCGCCCCCCTGAACAAGCACTTCAGCCAACGCCGGATGTCCGGACGATTCTGCATCTCATAACCTCCCACCGTCGGCAATCCATTCCCAATCATGAACGCAGGCACGGGCAGCTTGCAGTAAATTATCGGGAGGGGCATTGTGAGGCTCGTCGATGCCGGTGTCGACTCCCAGGTCCTTCAATATCTGGACAACCAGCTCCGAGCATCCGAACCGCTTGGCCTCCTCCCGCTTCAGCCAGTTACGGATCGGCTGGAGAACCAGCCACACCAGGGGCTGAAGGACGAGCGATAGGCGCATAATCCACAGGACGTAGAGGAAATAATCATAGCCGCATCCGATATACGCCCTGGCCGTCCATTGGACATTTTCAGGCGGGAGTATTTTATTATTCCTAAGGACAACCCACTTGCGGGCCTTAAACATATCGGCGGTTGGGCGTAACTTGACCCCACCGATGGAAGACGAGATGTTATTGACATCGTCATAGACCATCTCGGCGTGCGTTGCCGGGTCGCGGATACCAAATACTGCGTTAATCATGAAAGCGATTAATCGACTGCTCCAGATAACGATAACATCGCCGGGGTGGAGGTCCAGGTCCGGCACGAGCCGTCCGTAGCCGATCCCGATCTTGTCGTCTGAAATCATCATGTCTCCTATGCGATGGACAGAAGGTGCACGGAAAGATAAGTCAAGGTTTCGGTTCCAGAAACGTCAACGGTATCAACATTTCCAGTATTGACATTCATTGCATAGAGTTCGACATAGCCGGAAGCGGCGAGATAAACGATATCGGCGACGGTTGCTCCCATTTGTCCGTAAGTATTGTTCACGGCCATGTTCAGGCCTGCGGCATATCTGGATCCGTTCACGTAAATCGCGGCAACGACGCCTATCGCATCCGTGGTCGGGCAGTTGATAAAATAAACCGCACCCGTCACCGCATAATATCCGGACACGGGGGCCACAAAGCGGTAGTTAGTAACCGAATCAAAATTATTACCGGAATCATAGGTCTCGGCATTAAGCAAAACCTTAGTATAAATGTTGTGAGTTAGGTTTAATTGGTCAGCACTGAGGTATGCCCTTGCCCGTGTTGTGGTATTGACTTGCTTCGCCCCGAGATGCAGGTGGTCGAATGTCGGCCCGTCTGCCGTCGTCAATCCCGCCACCGCCGCCTGATTCAACGTCGCCCAAAGCTTATCCCCGCGCCAGTACTGGGCCGTCGTCCCTGCCGCCACATTCAGTTTGCCGACCTGCTTTTGAAGCGCCGCGACCGTTCCGGCGAGGTAGCTTAGTTCGTTTTCATTCGGCATTTATTTCTTTTTCCTGTCGGCGATGGCGACCCCTTGGCCCGCAACCTTTGACATGTTCTCCCGGATGACATCCTCGCGCTCCTTCGAGAATTCGATGACGACGTTGAAGGGGATCTCGATCCGCCGTCCGTCCTCCAGAATCAAATATCGCGCCTGAATCGCCTGCTGATTCCGGTTCCTATCCTCGAACCAGATAAGTCCGTCGCCCTTCACGTTCCGGAACGTCCTTGAGAAGATTGATCCCGGCTTCCTGATTTTCACGCTATACATTTCTTTGTCTCCTTCCTGAAATTATGCCGCCAAAACATATTGCAAGAACATCACGGCCAAAAATGACGGTCTGTTTTCCGTCGCGCTTGCCGCGCCAGTACTGCCCGAAATTGTGTGGTTGTGGGACGATCCGGCGCCTGTCGCCGCGCCCGAGGCGGTATGGGCATGGGACGATCCGGCGCCCGTCGCCGCGCCCGAGGCGGTATGGGCATGGGACGATCCGGCGCCCGTCGCCGCGCCCGAAGCGGTATGGGCATGGGACGATCCGGCCGCCGTCGATCCTGATATCGCATGGTTGTGCGATGAGCCTGCCGCCGTCGATCCGCTCAGGGCGTGCCCGTGCGACGACCCCGCTCCGCTCGTGCCCGTATAAATATTATGATAGTGCACGCCAGCAGAACCCGAATCGAACGCCGCGATATTGGTGTCGTGTGTATGCTCTCCTGGGTAGTTAGCACCTGTTCCGCTTTTAACGTAACTGCTCGATGTCGGTCCTGTAGATTCGGTGCTCGGCGGGTTGACCGTATGGACGTGCGCCCCCTCGTTATTTGTCGAAAACGACCCCGGGCCATGCGTATGCGCCGCCTCCGCCTCCGCCGCCAACGTCCCGCCCGCGTGCGCGTGGCTCGCCTCCGCCGCATTGGATAGCCCCGTAGCCCCGTGCGTGTGGCTCGCCTCCGCGTTGACCGTCACCGCTCCCGCCGCGTGCGTGTGGCTCGCCTCCGCGTTGACCGTCACCGCTCCCGCCGCGTGCGTGTGGCTCGCCTCCGCGTTGACCGTCACCGCTCCCGCCGCGTGCGTGTGGCTCGCCTCCGCCGCGTTTACTAATGACCCCACCACATGCGTATGCGCGCTTGAGCTCGATCCCCCTATTCCCCCGACGGTATTACCCCCCATTAAAAATCTATCATCCGTCAGATTCGGCAAGTACCGGCCGGGCCCGTTGTATATCGTCGACCCCGGTATGTTGAGCGCCGCTCCATCACAGACATACCAACCCTTCCCATTCAATAGCGCGTTGATCCCGGCGGCATCGTTTGACGCGCCGAGGACCCTGGTATATCCGGCGTTTGCGCCATTGGTAAAATATCCGCCGCTCCAGGGAATGATCATCCCTTCGGGGAAAACAGAGATGGCAGGCACAAGATCGACTGGCCCGGCAAGTTTCTGAAGTATCATCTTCTGATTCGTCTTGTCGAACCAGATCATTCCCTCCTGGAGATCGCCCGGATTCGTCGTCTTTGCAAAATGATTCTTCAGCCGGTTATAAGCTTGATAAGCAAGTTTATCATTGAGGACGGCATCGCTACCTTGCGCTAAGCTCATGGTCCATCTCCTTATTCGTCATTCATCGACTTCCCGATATCGCCATTTGAGAACTTTCCCGTAATCTCATCGCATAGATATCCGTAAAAGTGATCCGCGCCAACGTCGGTCCAAGACTCATCCACGGATCCCTCGCCGCCCAAAATGAATTCATATCCGTAGAAATTGGAAACGCATTCAAACTGTCCATAGAGGACGAAATTATTGGGATCAAGTTCCATCCTCCTCAGCTGAAAAAATGCCCCCACATATCCGAGCGGCCCCGGCCCGTCATAGTGGGTCATGCGAACGATTGTACCCAATGATAGAGAAAACATCTTGAGCGGCAGGACGAATGTTTCAAGGGCAATCGGTTGTCGTTGTCGGACGACTTTCCGGCTGGCAAGGTCATAGGCCGTGGCTGCGCTTCGCACGAAATAGAGCGTCGGATTTAATTTATAGACTCCATCGTAAAGCGTCTGACTCGCCTCGTCCTCATAAAAATGATAATTCTTGAAATTCTGCACGGCGTAATCATAGTTATACCCCGGCCGGCACCAGTTCCCGATGAGGTCGACCCGCTGATTCGGCGCATATTTCAAGATGTCTTTATAGTCATAATAATGCGGCGCCGCGGCAAGATCGAGCGTTCCGCCCAGGTATTGAAATTTTATCAATCCCGTCGCCGTGTCATACCAGATATCAAGCTCGAATTCGTTTGAAATTTCATCCTTCCAAGCGGCGAGCGTTTTTTCCTCCGCCATGATCCCATCAAGGGTGTAGCCGCGCTGAGCCTCCTCCGCGATCGCGTCCGCGTAGCTCATCGGGTCAAAGTCTCCGGATACATAGCCGCAGAAATTCTCGGCGAAGGACTTGAACGCCGCAACCGGCCCCATCGGCTCAGATCCTGTTATGAATGCCGCATCGCATGTCACGAGATCCGAGATCGTCGGGTTGACGCCGGGCTTCCAGGCGATGACACTATGGACTTTCCCGTCAATCGTTGTGCCAGCGATTGTATAGTGCGTATCGACGGCCTTGAGCGTTCCGTTGATCCTGACATTCGTCACGGTCAGGGCCGTCCCATGTTGCAAGCCGATCAAGTGCTTTTCCGCATCCACGGTTGCATCGACCATGAACGCCTTGAGCGGTCCCGTCGCCGATGAGACTGTTCCCCAAATGATCGGGATAATCAAGCCAGTCATCCCGCCTGCCGCGTTGGGATAATCCGTCGCCGTGATTCTTTTATCGGGATATTTCTCAGAGAAGTTTTTGACGTATTGTTCGGCCCAGACCGCAAACCTCATGTCATCAAGGGGTTGGTATTTATATATTCTTCCCGAAAAAATAACCAGAGCGTCGGCTAAATCTTCGTTTGGGAATGCCACTGAGACAATCAGATTCCGATTCTTCAATCCCTCCTCAAGCATCGCCGTTCGAAGATCCCGGTCCGGATCCGCAATGATGATCTCAATATCGGCGGCCTCATACGTTCGGCTTAAGTCTCCGATGGAAGTCGCAATATTCGGAAGCGATAAAATCCGTCCGGCGAAAGGCGCGCTATTTTCCGGGCGGATAAAATCGATTGCCAGCCTTTTCGTCCCGTTATCGAGGAAGATATCGACGAGGATGACCGGCTCGTTGACGAATTTATCGGCTTCTGTTTGCCAGCTCATGTCCCGCCTCTCATGTCTCGATCTGTATTCGACCCCGCGATAATTCCCTGAATTCGAGCATGAGCCCCGTCAAAAACGCCCTGGCATATTGTTCTGTCCACGAGGTTCTATCCGCCGACCGGACATAATAGAGATCCACCGCGTCGTTGTTCGGAATCAAAACGAACGGATAGGCTCCGCCGCGCGTATACTCCAGAAGTTCCAGGATGTCCGGGATGGCATGGGCTACCAAGGAAGCGTTCCATGAGAGCGAGAAACTCCTGCGCCTTTGCTCCAGCTTATGGGCATAACAGACGCCACCCTGCGTCTCGTTGTAAATATTCCGGTAATCGACCCCGGTTTGAAAGTCCGAAAAATCATCAAGGAACGTGTGGACGCCCAGACCGGCAACGACCTTGCCGACCTCTAAAAATGAATCACCGATATTGCAGTAACATCCGTTGAAATCTATTTCCCAGTATCGCTGAGCACTCATGGGTATGGCAAAGTAGGATTTCATGTCCAATGCTCGCCACGGGATGACCCGTGATTCTCCGCTGGGCGTTGGCCCGCCGGACGATAAGAAGTCCGTCGTGTACGTCCGAATCGTCACATCGCCGGCACGAAGGTTCGTATTCAAAAGCGCCCAGAATCTCGGACTGACTCCTGCTCCGAAAGTAATCTGGATTTTCCCCCCGATTGCACCCCTTGCCGTCTCCCCCATTTCGATCGTCCGGATATTTGAGGCCGGATAATCCGCGATCGCACCCGTGATTGTAATATCGGCCGCCGCGAGTGGCTCAATCAAATCATCGATCAGGGTGAAGTACGTTAGATTTTTCATGCGATCGCCTCAAGGTATCTATTGACGTTCCGCGTCAGGCCGCCCCTATTTTGCCGGAACATCTCATCAATTATTTCGCGTCCCTGCGTTTTAAATAGCCGTTCAACGCTCGGACCGTCGATCGCTTGAATAGATATGTGGTAATTATTCACAACCGGCCCGCCTGCGCCCGGACCCCGCCCACCGCTAAGACCGGGTTGCGGGATCCCCGCGAGCGGACGTCCGGCTAGGTAGTCATCGAGTCCCCCGATGATCTCGGGTTTGCGCTCGCCCAGGCTAGCCCATTGCGGGGTCCATGCGATACCGCCCGCGGCAAAGTTATCGCCCCTGGGTGTTCTAGGCTCCCTGGGTTCCCTGCCGCCCGGCCTCTCCCCTTCACCCCCTCTACCGCGACCGGGAGCCGGATATCCATTACCTATCGTCGGTGCGCCGGGTATGTAGGGAAAAGAGTCCCCCAGTAATCCAAATAAACCCAATAAGGCTGTTACCGCAATCGCAATAGCCGCGAGGGTTGTTAGGAACGCACCCGCAGCCGCGGCCATCGTAGCGAAGGATGCAGTCGCTACCGTCGCCGACGCTGCCGCCGTGGCTCCTATGCTCGCAATGGCGGGATTGATAATTCCAATAGAGACTAGAAGTGCCGTGATAAATTTTACCATCCATTCTGCGATCATCTGTCCGATCACGCGGAAGAAAGCATCTTTGATATTGCCCCATATTTCCGCCATGAAATCCCTGAATGTAGTCAGGCCCTGACACCACTTAGATATAGCGTCGCCGAATCCCCGGGCAATATCATTCAGCATCCCGGCGAAATAGTCCGTGGTATCCTGCAGGGGTTTTTTGGCCCCGTCGGGGATTTTTTTCCATCCCTTGGCGATCTCGTCCAGATCGGATGCCATCTGATCAACGGTATAATCGCCAACCTCCTCAATTTCCCTCATCGCGGCGAGTGCCACTTCTTCCAACTTGGACAACGCGATATCCATGTGCTGGCTCACGGCATCTGCCGCCGGAATAAGGGATAATTTCATGGAACTACTGAGCGATTCAATTTCCGAACGAATCTTTGCGATTTGCTCTTCGGTCATCAGCCCGCGATAGAGGAGCAAGGCGTCGTTGAGTTTCTTGATTCTGGCTTCGGCGTCAGCGCGGAATGTGATGCCGAGCTGTTCGGCGAGCGACTTGGTTTCGCTCTTCAACCCGCTCATCCCGTCCTTGAGCCCGATGATCTTATCCTGGAGCACCTTGACCTGGCCAGGCGTGGCTTCAGTCGTTCTCTTAAATTCTTCCAATGCTTTCTCGGCCGCATCGAGTTCTTTGGTGAGTTCCGTTTTTGTCTTAACGCCAAGTGCTTTAAGAACTTCTCCTAAATTGTACCCACCCGTTCCCATGTCTTTTGCAAGACCCAGCCAGACTGCACCCTTATCGATCCACTTAATAATTGTTTCTTTGTTTGCGGCAAGGATGGCATCGGTCGCTTTAACCGAAGTGCTCCATTCCTTCCAGACCGCCGGACCCCGCTCCATTGTCTGCTGGATGGCATCCATCGATGGCTTGAGGACCTTGAGCGACGCGGCAAACTCTACGGCCTTTTTCTTGGCTTCCGCCATCTGCTGGGCTATTTCCATCTTGAACGACTTGGCAAACCAAGACCCACCTATGATTTCATTGGCTTCCCTAACGGCCTGAGTCCAAACCTTAATCGTCTGGGTCACCGCTTCGAGAACGGCCCCGAACTTCTCGGCAATCGTCTTCCCTGGAGCGATGGCTATCAATAGGGCTATGACCCCCGCCGTCGCCAAGCCAACGGGTGAAATGAGCGCCGCGAACCCGCCCTGGAGTATCCCAAGGGCAATCTTTATGGCGGCCATGTTTTTTATGACCGCCACCATGCCCAACATGAGTGGCCCCAGAATGGATAGGAAAACGCCAATTCCGAGCGTGACCTCACTTAATCCCTTCACCAATCCGGGGTGCTCTTTCCCCCATGCTATCACTTTGACGACGATCTCCGTGACCCCCTTGATAAGTCCCTGAAGCGACGGAATGAGGCTCATGCCGATCTGCATGAAAACGCCTTGTACCCCGCCCCCCAAATCCACCAGGGCGTCATTAAAATCGGAGCAAGCCTTCGCGGCCTCTGCCGTCAATACTTTTCCGAGCCTCGTCGCTTGATCCGCCTCTTTTTTCAGTCCATCGGCCCCAAGGTTCAGTGTCGGGATAAGCTTCATTCCACCTTTCCCGAGAAGATCAACCGAGAACGTCGTCTTTTTGGCCCCGTCTTCCATCCCCTTAAATTTTGTGGCAACGTCGAATAAGACATCGGTCATAGGCCGAAGTTCCCCGGTAGAAGTATCGTGAATGGAAATTCCCAGATCCTCGAATAACTTAATGGCATCTTTATTTCCATTGTTCGCATCAACCATCTTCCCGGAAAGGAATTTCATCCCGACGGCTAAATCCTGGGCCGATGCCCCATTCTTTCTCAGCGCCCCATCCAGCCCGGTCAGGAGCTCCACGCTGGCCCCGGTCCGTTGGTGCATCTCATCCATCTCGTCGCCATAATCGGCCGTCTTCTTAATCATCATCCCCATGCTAGCGGTAATCGCCGCGCCGACTACGGTGAGCGTTTTGCCGAGAGCCTTGAAATCCTGTTCATGGCGCAGGACCAGCCCGGAAAGGCTGGTCTGGTCTTTCTTAACCGTCTCGACAGACTTCTGCCAGCCCGCGATGTTCAGTTCCAAGCGGCCGATTACAGCGCCCGCATCGAAGCTCAAGTTATGCCCTCCCCATTCGCTTTCCGCCCGTCATGTCAAGCCAACTCGTTATTTTCGGGAATGCCGATGCGCCCTTTCCGTCTGCGTCTATGTTCCGCAACGCGCTTTGATACACGGCCATTTCAGACCTCACGTCATCCACCTCCGCCCACGCCATCCGGGACATCCGTAGATTATGCATCTTTTCATAGATATCCTGCCTTTGGGCCTCGCGTAGCAACGCCTCACTGTCTCTCACGTCCAAGTTTACAAACTCCAGGAACGTGATGCCCGGGAACGCTCGCTGAATTACAGCGTAGACTCGGACCCGGGCATCGGCCCGTTTTTTTCGGCCTCCAATTTCGCCTCATCCGTTTTCGGCGTCTTCGGTTCTACCGCCGCCACGACCTTCACAGCCCTGCTGGCTATCATGACGGTCGCCACGTGCTCAAGGATCCGATTCAGAATCCGGAAATCAACCGTCTCGATATCCTTCGGTTCAAGTCCGAAAATGAGAGCGACTTGCCGAATGGTGGCGGTGATGGAGTCTAAGGTTCCGGCATTTTTCTGTTTTTCGAGCTCATCAATTTCCCTGAGCATAGAAGGTGAAAGCGGGGCGGACTGATAGGTCCGCCCGCCCTCAACCTCGATCGTCACCGGCTCGAATAGGCTGGTCTCGATTTTAAATCGCGGCATGGCACATCACGCAGAAGGAAGGCCGACGCGCCACATTTCACCGAAGTTGGTCGATTCATCGCCCGGGAGTGCCGTGAATGTGACCAGGGTGATCCGTTGGCCGTCAGCGTCAAAGCCCCAGGCAATCTTCGAGGTCGGGTCGGCCCTGAACATGACCAACGTTGCATCGGCATCATCCGAGGGCGCGGCTCCGTCCATGATTGTCAGGATCAGCTCTTTGGCTCCGGTCCGGCCGACGTAGCCGACGGAACTTTTCACGAGCATGCCGTCCGCGTCGATGGTTGCCCCGGCGATCAGGGCCTCAATCAGGGACAACTGCTGATTGGTCAGCGGGACATCGACGGAGGATTTGCGGCCCTTCGTGACGGTATTCATGACGGTCTCGCCGGTCTGATCGTAGGTGATCTCCGCCTTCAATACCTCGTCCGTGAATTTGACGCCGCCCTTGGAGTAACCAAGGTCAATGCCGTTGTACTTGACCTGACACGGGCCAACCTCGCCCAGCGGTGAGGGACCAAAAACACTTGGGTAACCCATGTTAACCTCCTATAAATTTATTCCGAAGGGCTTTCGCCCATTCGTTCTCATACTGGACTCGCCGCGATAATAAAATTCGTCGAGTACTCAAACCCGCCCTGCTCTCCGATTCCGATGTACTGGGGTTTCGCAAGTGCACCTATCGACCAAATCTTGTACTGCTGGCCCCCGGAGACGAGCGGTCCGATTGTCCAGCCGGACGTGCCGTGAATGGCGCCGTAGATCACCCACGCATCCTCCCGGGCCTGAACTATATCCTCTCCGCGTGTTGCCACTTGGAGCATCATGTCGGTCCGGTAAGGAAGGTCAAAATCGGCCGGGCCCCCGGAGTCCAAGAGCGTATGGCATCTTACCGGGGCATCCAGGGCGCGAAAGCCTACCTGGACGTTCCCGCCGAGGACAAGGGCGGGCGTAGTCCTCAGGGCGTTAACACGATCACGAATCCAGACAGCGAGTTCTTGGATCACGTCATCCCCCTGTCGCGGCTCTGATCATCTCGGCAACCTTCTTCATGTATTTCCCGGCGAACATCATCATCTTCGATTCCAGGTATTTCGGGCCGACCCCGCCCTCCGACCAATTCACCTTCTTATTCACGGCCTCGTGCCACTTTGCCGCGTAGGGCTGGCGGAAGATGAGCTTGGCAATGATGCTCAACGCGCCATATCGTTCCGCCGTGCCGTCCCCGCCCTTCATGTGATCCCCACCCTTACCGCCGGACTTCTCCTCGGCCTTGCTCTGCGTTATGCCTTCGAGGATCAGCGTATAATCACCTCGAAGATTCCCTTCAAGATGAGGCGTCTTAGGAACCACTTCGTCGGCATCAATCTTCAACGCCTCTAGGGCCGAGAACATCCCATCCTCGGCTACCTTCGGGACAGTCCTCAATGCGTATTCCATGAATTTCCTGTCAAAGTCCTTCCAATCCAAGCTGAAGCTCGTGTTGTCGCTCATGCTATCCACACCTCAAAATGGGACGTGCTGAAATCCGTCTTCCTATCCGCCCGCATGATGGGATGATCCTTGCCATCAATAACGATTAGGTCGGCATTCGTCGGCGCCATGATATCCCCGACCAGGTAAACCAGAGCGGCAGAGACAACCTGCTCGCCCTGGGCGTTACGGATAAGTCGATCCTGCCATTCGATGCGAGCCTTGACGGCAACGGTCATATAGGTGGGCACGTTCCATTGGTCCAGGGCCGTCAAATACTTGATGGAAATATCGTCGATCAGATATGCCGAGATCATGCGTTCCTCCAGGCCAGAGCATTCTCGGAGGTCGGGTTAAGGTTATGCTCACAATTACTTGACAATACCCCATTGCCAAGATATAATGACGATGGTGATTGGAGGTCGTAAACGTGACCCGTAAACTCAAACCTTCGGACATTGACGACTTGTGTCGTTTGTATCAATCCGGGCTTCTCGAAAGTGATCTGGCGAAGCGGTTCAAAATCACTTATCAGAATGTCCATCGATGGCTCGTGAAGAGAGCCATTCCCCTTCGGACCATCAGCGAATCCCACCACATCGCCGCCGCCCGCACGAGCAAGGAAGACCGGGCTCGACGTTCGGCCGCCGCTCACGATGCTGTCCGCGGAATGCGCCGCACGGTGGAAGATCTCGGTAAGCGCGCCAAGGGGAAAGAGGTTAAACAAAGCCACGCGACGAGAATCGAAAGAATTCTTGCCTCGCTCCTGGAAAACAAGGGCTTGCCTTGCGTTCTCCAAAAGGCCGTCGGCCCATATAACATCGATGTCGCCATCACAAAACCGCCCATCGCCGTGGAGATATTCGGGGGCCACTGGCACGCTGGCGGACGACACGCTGGTCGCTTTCGCAAGCGCACGAACTACATTCTCAATCAAGGTTGGTCGGTTGTCTTCGTCTGGGTGGGTCGCGATTATCCTCTCGAAATCGGGGCAATAGAATACATCGTCTCCTTGGCAAATAAACTTGGCCGCGGCAAAGCCGAACGGAGTAAGGAGCATATGATTCGGGGTGACGGAAAGCCGAGTGCCATTGGAGAACGAAAGCTCAATGGCCTGTCCCCGATAAAAGGCCCGATGCCCCGCGATAATACCACCGGGCGCTATACATCGCGTCCCCGGAAGTAAGCAATTCGGATGAACGGGAGGCTCAGCCTCTTCCGGCAACTGATCGTATTCATTACTGTCACCGGAGATCGAATAAACCTCCCCTTCATATTTGGCGCACTCCTCGCACGGGTTGTCATGTTTCGAGAACTGAACTAGGTCGTTGGCGAACTCCTTGCAGAGCTCCTTCGTCGCCTCAGTCTGCGCCTCCCGCATGCGCGTCCGGGCCACCAATTCCGAATAAGCCTTTAACGAATAATTTCGTCCCCGGATATTTATAAAATCGCCACCGCCTATCTTCTTGATAAGGTAATCCCTGATCTGCCTGCTCACCGTACCGCTCGCCGCCGTTGCCATGCTCACATCCGCCGGTCGCGCCTTTTTTAGGAGCCGCTTGATCCACGGTAGGGCATCCTCGGCTTCGAACATCTGCACCTGCGCGAGTTTCGTCACGCCCGCCGCCGCCTGGCCCACGACGGCCAGGTACTTCCGCGCCGTTCTCTCGATGGTCCGGTTGGCCTTCCAGTAATCCGTCATGACCGTCTTCGTCAGCATGGCGATCTTTTTGTCATGTCGCGCCGGGTTGTATTTATTCGCCGGAAGTGTCTTCGCGCCGATCATCTCAAGCCGCGTCCGGGCCACGCCCGCGCTTTCCTCATAGGCCGCCCGAATCGCGCCGGGAGCCCACGCTTGCACAGCCGCGTCGAGTTCGCCGATGATTTCCTTGACTTGTGATAGCACCGCGCCCGACTTCACGGCCGTATAGCTTTCCGGCTCCAACGAAGACAGGGCCGCGATGATGCGCTCCGCCGCCGAAGCGTAGACGGACCGGATCTCCGCGATCCGCGTCTTCATCGGAATCAAGGGTAGCTTTTTCACGGATAATTTCTCCTGGTGGTTTTCTTCCGGATCTCTGGTCTTTTCAAAGAACGAACCAGCTGGATTGATCGCGTCGGATTGATTGATCGTCCTGCCCCAATAGGTGATCTTCGCTTAATCGTTCTTTTGCTTTGGTCATACCACCATGCAGTTCCCGACGCGGTCAAATGACAACCCCCGGATATAAAGGCGACACCGAAATAATTTTCGGGCTTGGTTTCTTCGCCGGTTGCGATAATAGAACCGTTGCCCGAGATCACCGCTGAATCCCTGCCGTCTTTTATTCCCGCGGACGAAAGTGAGCCGCTGCCGGATATGGCCGCAATCCCGGAATGCTGTTCGATCCCGCCTGCTTCTCCGATTGCCGTGAGCGCTCCGCTGCCGGATATCACGGCTCCGACTTGAGCGGTTTTCCTCCCTTCTGCGACTTGAGCGCCATTCGCGGATATCGGCCCTGCCGTTCCAGCGACAGCCTTGAGGCCAACGGCCACAAATGAGCCATTGCCCGAAATAGAAGCATCACCGAAGTGGAATTCAACCGCTATCCCGGAAGCAGCGAGAGTGCCGTCGCCGGAAATAACTGCAATGCCGGAGTGAAATTCAACGGCCGTTCCCGTTGTAATGAGAGAGCCGTTGGCGTGTATGGCCCCCAGGCCCTCTCCCGCCTTGAGACCGCCTCCGATAAGAGATCCCGCGCCGGAGATCGACGCTGAGATAGAAATTGCCTTTGCGCCCGACGCTACGAGGCTTCCGGCTCCCGAGACCGCCGCCACCCCGGAGTGTTCTTCAGGAGCAATGCCCGCCTCGCCTGTTGCGGTAAGCGAGCCACCCGCAGAAATGGATGCGACATTCTGGGCGGCCTTCAGGCCCGCCGCTACCTGAGATCCTCCGCCGGAAAGGCTGGCAAGGCCCATCATCGCGGCAATGCCGATGGCGACCAGCGCTCCCTTCCCGGAGGTTATAGCGAAACCTTTCCCGCCCTTTTGAGTTACGCCAATTAGAGATCCATTCTCAGAAACTGCAGAAGAACCTTTCCCGTTCTTTTGAACCATTCCGATAAGCAACCCCTTCCCAGAGACAGCGGCGGTTCCCGAGTGCTCTTCAGGTGGAGGTTGTGGATTCAACGCTATCGCGTGCCCGCTACTGACGGCAGACGTGAAGGTGCTTAGCGAGTGGGCGTCGATTGCATCCGTTCCCGCTTTTACCCCACTAAAGCAGGCCAGCGCACAGTATGTGCTGTAGGCGACGGCGTAACCGAGTGTTATGGTTGCCGTGGGGTCGGACCCGGAACAGGCGGTCGCCACACCACCCGAGGCGTTGCTGCCGACGATAAGGACCAAGCATCCGGTCGTGACGGTTGGGCTGGGAACGGCGATGGAAGTCCCGGCTGAGTTAATCTGCTGATTCGCCACATTGATCGGCGTGGTCGTATTGACGCCGAGCCAGGCCCCCATCTCCCCCCGGTTGCGCCCCGTCGTGCCGAGAGTGAAAGTGAACGTGCTGGCGGCAACGTCGGCGGAGTCTGCAAACTTATAGAACAGAGCCGAGCGGGAGCTGGCCGTGTTGGACTGCGCTCCGATTATCGTCCAATTAGCCGGGGGTGTGATGGTTCCAGACGTGGCCTTATTGACGACGTGCGCCAGCATGAAGTCGCCAAGGGCCAGACCTACGGGCTTCGTGATGATGCAGTTAGACGAGTTCGCGCCCGGACTGGCCCCGACGGACCGTAATGAAATAGCCAAGTAAACTCCTTATGTGACGGCGTTTAAGTCTAACTTTGAATCCGTATTCGTGTAGGTCCCCTGTGCTCCGAAAGTTTCCTCGGTCACCGGATCGATGCCGAGCAACACGCCCGCCGATACGGCACTGAACCATCCTGTATAGTTCACTACTGCGCCAGCAGGGCAATTCAAGATCGCGCCGTTCGTGGAATCGTCCATCAAGCCCTCGACGGGTGCAGCGAAGGCGATGGCCACGCGAGCATAGGCGGGGCTACCCCCCGCAATCTCAACCAGCTTCACAACGCTAACGCTGGATACGTCGGTTGTAAAATCGTGCGCTGCCCCCCCGGAAAGTTCCGACAATTGGAAGTCGTTGCCGGAGACCCCGACCACGTAATAGGGGTACTCTTCCCGCAATCCAACGCCGCCGGTGATTGCCCGAAGGACCACCAAGTCTCCGTTCACCAGGCCGTGTCCGACCTTGGTCAACAGGTCTGTGGTGGCAACTCCGGTAACGCTGGTGATTGCCGCAGCCTCATCATACAATCCGACATGCGTGATCGGTGTCGTCGGATTCGTGCCCTTGAGGGCATTCAACATTAAATTTTTCCCAGCTGTAGTGTAAGGCATTTTATCCTCCTAAAGTTTCATTGCGTCTTCGTCTTCATCTCGATCAATCTTAGAAATATAAAACGGCGCTACTGTGGCCGTTGAGAATTCTTCTAGAAGTCCGGCCACAAAGGGCGGAATAGGAAGATAGTTCAAGTCCGTCTCCGCATATTGTTCCTTGACGATCCCGGCAGCCGTAACGCCTTGGGCCTGGAGCCCCTTCCGCCTGTCCTCGTCGGCCAAATGTAAAAGCATATACAGGCACATTTCGCACTGGGCCTTTTGCAGGACAACCAACTGATCAGCCGTCGCGTTCAAGAATAGCGGGAGATCGAAAAGGCCGGAGAAGTAAAGTCTGTTATAGGCCGTCGTCAGAGCAGCGGTCTTCTTCGGGTCTCCGGACGTCGGAAGGATGGAAGTCCAGGCATCGGCGGAAAGCCGGGTCGAAAAGTACGCGTCGGCCTCGACAATTGTTAGATATCCAATCTCACCGCTCATGTCAGCCTCCTGCCTGCTTCCTGAAAATAACAAGATCGTCCACGGTTCCCAGTTCCTCATAGATGCCCCTGATGTATTTATCGATGACGCTCCTAACGCCCTGCCGGCTGACGCAGTCGTGGAATGCAATGACGCCTCCCGTTCTGACAAACCGAATCCAGCCGATGTCTTTCAGGACAAAGGGCTCCGAATGGTTGCCGTCTATGAATACGCCGTCGATTTCATCTTTCCACCACTTCAGCACGTCCTCGCTTTTTTCCTTATACCAGGTCACGTTCTTTCCCTTGATGGCCGCCAAAAATGCCGCCTCAATACCATCCATTTTGTTTATCGGATCGATGTTATAGGGCGCCTCTTGGTCATAGTTGGAAAGAAATGGGTCGATGGCGATGACTTCATTGGATTCCGCGAGGGCACGGGTCGTCCCTCCCATGTAGCAGCCGACCTCGACGATGGTCTTATTTTCGCCGATGGCTTTCTTAAGGAAGTCAAGCGCATTGCCGCTTATCAGGGATGACATGTCTCGCCCTCTTTTTTCACCGTCAGTTCAAAGCTATAGTCGTTGACGAGCGGTGCCTGATGAATTACCTTAGTGCCGCCTATCTTTTGAAAGACGGCCTTGATGTATTCGAGCGAAAAATTCGGAATTTTATGAGCCGTGTTGTATAGTTGTCCGGTCTTATTACAATGCTCGTGGTAGATTTGCTCGTCCGGGCCGAAAAGGATCAGCAATCCGCCCGGCCTCAGCACTCTGAGCCATTCGCGCAGCACGGCCTCGGTATCGACAAAATCCTCAAGCAGATGCGACGAGTAAACAAAATCGAGTTCATTGTCGGCAAGCCAGTCAAGGCGCGTCGCGTCGCCCAGCACCCGGGGGCAGGCATCGACATTGAGGTCGACGGTTATGGCCCAGGGAACAATCGGAAGCTCGCCGCCGGCGCCAAGATCACAGCCTTGGCCCACGCAGTATTTAGCGAGCCGGGGTCGGCATTTGGCCGTCTCGGACGGCGCGACCAGACCGAGGGCTTGGTCGATGGCCTCCCTCATGTCGTCGTCCGTGATAGCGGACATGCAATGGGGGAGGGCTTTTCGGCATGGCACGGCCTCTCCGCTTTTATTTACGCCTTCATGATGACACCCGAGACAATTAATTTCCCGGAAAATAACAGACTTGACGAGCCGATCATCAATTACTCGGTAAGCCGGATCGATCATTCCGAAAGGCACCACCGCCGGCCGTCGGAATGCCTGGGCTACGTGAAAGGGCGCACCATCCTGGCCGACGAAGATGTCCGCGTATTCCATGTATGCGCAGAGTTCGCTGAATGTCGTCGGCGAAATCATGATATCCGATTCCAGCAAACGTTGGCCTCCCACTTCCAACACGGCATAGCCTTTTTGTCGCAGATATTGGGCCGCGAATTTGTACCTGTCGAGCGGCAGGTTGCGGCCGGGCCAAGTCATTGCCGGTTCGGTATGAAATATGGCTACGCGCCGGCCGGATCGTCCGGCAGCGACCTTCTCCTCGTCTTCTGCTAAAGGATAAAGATAGAGTTCTCGCAAAGAATCCACGCCGCAAGCCTCAGCGTAAGCATCGATGATGTGCTTCCGTGGGAAGCGTTCATAGGCTAGGTCGAGGTCAAAGAATTTATCAACCTCGCTCAGCCTGACCGGCCCCTGCACAACGCGGCCGACATCCGGGTTGCGCTCGAACGCCTGCGGGAAAAAGGCCGATTCAACCGTGATGTGTGCCGACGGATAGCGTTGCTTCAAAGCTCGGATCGTCGCCGTTGCGAGAATACAATCGCCGAGTGCTGCGGAACGCTTAAGAACGATTCGGCACCTATTGAATCTTTGAGCGTTCATACCAGCCCCGCATTCATGACCCACCCGCCTTCAATCCGGCGCGGAGCATCCCCCGTCCATTCCCGAACAGTGCTACCGGGATCATGCCGGATGTGTTCCCTGGGGATCCCTATCCAGTTCAGGCCCTTTCCGCTGGAATGGCCGAGGCCGGGAAATTGTTTCAGGATTTTTCCCGACAACCCCCTTTTATGAATATCGAGCATCGTCAGATAGCATGGTGCGCCGTGGTGGACGTAGGGATGGAATTTTCTGTAGTTCCTGATGTCTATGAGCTGGAACATAGGATGAAGGTACGGCATCCACTCACCGGGCGTGTTGTGCCCCGGCCAGCCCCACTCGAAGCCGTCGAATGCCGTCTTCTCCTCTATGTAGCCGACGCCGAACGTGTCCTCCTCCATCATCTCAAACATGGCCTGGACCGGGGACTTCAGCATTTCTATATCGGAATCGAAAATGAGGACATAGAGAGTTTTGGCTTGGTCGATGCCCATGCACATTCCGCGCCCATGACCGATGTTGTAGCCGAGCGAAACGACGGTCGTCACGCCCGACGCCAGCCCGCGCACGTAGGCCGCGCATGGGTCGCTCTTGTCCGATCCATCGATGATGATGATCGGCATGTCGGGGTGGAATTTGCGGATTGAATTATAGGCCCGCTCAATCAAATCTTTCGTGTTTTGGCAGATCGTGATCCCGGTTATGGGAAGAGCGACGGGCGGGAAGTATGAGCCGTAGTTTTCGCTTGTCAGTTTCCCGCTCAATATATCCAGGTAAACCTGATAATCCCTCGGCACCCATTGCTTGAAGATTATTCTCTCCCCATTGTCGATTCTGTGATACAGACCCGGATTATGACCCGCCCCTATGCCGACGCGACCGGGCAATCCCTTGATACCCAAGTATAGCGGTTTGTCGGTATCGTCAAAAAGGCGTCCTCGATGACCGGCCTTCTGCCATATCCGCATATCTAAGGATGTATCGCCCGGCCAAAGCGTTTCAAGCTCGGGCAGGAATGACTTTCGAAAGGCGGTCTCGGCAAGCGAGGCATGGGTTCTGTTCGCGATTTGAAGATAGCCGCCGGTCGGTAGGTGATAGTATTTGGCCCTCATAATGCCGACGACCTCATACTGGTCGAGTCGACTTGCCATCTCCGCGACATAGCCGGGGGCATAGTATTCGTCGTCCTCCATGATGATGACCTTCTCCCCCTTGATAAGCGGGAGGACAGTTTTAAGATTGAGGATCAACGTATGCCGTGGGTCATCCGTCCGTGGTTCCCGCCGGACATACTGCATGGCCGCTGTGGGCGTGAGTGGAATCTTACCATCGTCCACAACGATCCATTGGCCCGGTTGTCTTGTCTGATGCCCCATCCATTGCCGACAAAGTGCAAATGCCAGCGGTCTATCTCCCGTGGGCGTAATCGCCGTAATCGTCGGATCCGTGATCTTTGGACCCACCGCGGCCGTCGGATACTGGGACCAGCCCCCCGCGATCACCGGATTCGGGGGGATAGGCGTTCTATATGTCCTATGACTTGTAATCCGGATGTCCCCCGTAGTGATCGGCGGAGACGGAGCCACCCTATATGTTCTTTGTCGCTTTCGCTGAGCTATGATTTCCGCGACGTGGGCATCTCTCGTCGTTATCATGGGTGTACGTCCAGTTCCGTCGGTAAGATCATCGGAAGTACCAAGTCAACATCGCCGAATCCGAAGCACCTGAGCGCCGAATTCGGGTTGAGGTTGATGATCCGGGGCTTGCCGTTGAGCAACGCCGCCCCGGCTTCAAAAGCCCGCCGAAATATATTCATTGCATCCGGCTTCGCCCCGGAGGGATAGCCGTCGTGATAATTCTTTTCCCCGGCAGGCCCTTTCGAGCAGTCATAGCCGAGTAAATAGATCGGGTCCGCACCCAGCACCATTGCCAGATTCAGGGCCCCGTAGCCCGAGTTCCGTCCGTTATAAAGTCCCTCGTAGAGGCTCTTCGTCCAGCCGATCTCCCCGGCCGAGGGAACGGAATAAACCCCCGGCGGGTATGAATAATTAGAAAGGTCAAGCCACAGCTTCACGCCCCCGAAGGATTCAAATGCTTGGCGATAATTCTCGCCGAGCCTCCCCGTCATAATGAGGTCTAGGAATGACCTGTCCATTCCGAACACAATGTCCGCAAACGGGACGTCCAGGAACGCCTTATTGACGGCGATGACCCGCTCGCCCCGGAGCCGTTCGAAGTCAAACCCCTTGAGGCTCGGTCCGCCGCCGACGATAAAGCACCGCCGGCCGGACCAGGAGCCATCGGAGAATCGTTCTATAAAAGCCTGGGATTCGCCTCTAGAGCGAAACGTCCGGACGCGCGCCCGGTCACGTTGCTGTTGCTGTCTCATGGCCATGATCCGGCCCACTCGGGCATCCCTGGTCGTAATCATCGCGCTCATGTCATTTCTCTGTTAAAAAGACGGGGGGCATTTATTTCGCCCCCCATCTTGCGTTGTCTCAGGATCGCGCCTCCCCTGGCCCTTGACCTTACGCCGAAGCGCACCTTACGAGCTGTTCGGTGTCCCCGATGGCTCCGCCGTAGCGCATCCAGCCGACCGCCGATTCCGTGTAGCTCAGCATGTCGAACGCGGTGAAGATCGCCAGGTCCATCCGGTACCCGGCGATGAGTTTGATTTTGGGCAGGATGACATAATAAACGGCGGGGTTTGCGAGCATGGTCGTGGAGATCAGCTGAAAATTGAAGTCGGCGAATTTCTCGGCGCCCGTGATAGCCAACTGCTGAAGTCCGAGTGCCTTCCGAAGCCGGCCGCGCAGTTGGAGCGGACAAAGGACAATAAAGTTCGCGTTTTGCGGGTTTACGCCATAACCCTTGTTTGCCACCGCAAGCAGGATTTGCACCGCCGCCAAGTTCATCGTCGCGATATCGCGACTTGCACAATAGGTTACCGTTCCAACGGCGAGCGTGTCATCGCCCACCTGCCAGACCAGGTTTTGAGCCGCCGGCAACGCGTCGATCAGAGCATAGAAAACCTGTGCGCGGGTCAAGTACGCCTTGTTCCGGAACTCGATGGCGTTGTCCTCGATCTGCCAATACTCCTCGTCGTCGAAGAGCGACTTGTGCCAGTCCAGGCCCCCGCCGTAGAAGTCGAAGTAAACGTGGGCCTTGGGTCCGCCGAACGGCTTTACGACGATGATCTTGTCGCCGATGGCCTTTTTCTCAAACGTCAAGCCGCTCTGAACGTCCATCATGTCGAATCCATTCCGCTTTGAGCCGGAATAATCCCGGACGTTGAAGACCTGCTCATAACCGTTATCGAACGCGGTCGTGAGATGGAACCTTTCCAAGACTTCCAGGACGGAGGTCGGAAAATCCTGGGGCGTTCCGAATTCTTGGATCTTTGCCAGAACCCCCCTGAGCTCCGGATGCCTGACGGGCTCCGCCATAAACTTCCCGAGGTTCCGGCCGAGGAGGGCCGTATGGTCCTTGTTTAAAGGATCGAACTTCGTCCAATCTTTGATGAGTATGCCTTTCATGTTATCCTCCTCAGCTCGCCTTGTCGCCCTTGAGGTCGATCAAGACTTCGGTGTCGGTGATGGCGGCATCCTTGACGCAGATCCCGATCCAGAGATTGCCCCCTCCTGTGATGTCGGCCTGTTTGTTTGTAGCATCGTAGAAAACCTTGTCGCCCTTACTGAAGGCGTGGCCAACGCTAGAGCCGTCCTTGGGAACCATGATCTTTTCCGCGTGGTAGATGAAGGCCACGTCATCGCCCACGTACTTGGTGATGCCGTAATCCGAAAGAGCGCCAACCGCCAGGACCGTTTCGACATAGACGCCGACCGTGTCATGGATCATGTCCATAGCCCCGGCCACAACGGCTGCGGTGGTCTTTACCGGAAAAGACCGCCAATCGCCCATCGGCGTGGCGGTTCTGAGTTTTAACCCAGCTTCTGCCATGTGTTTTCTCCTTATGGCTTAAATTTTCTTGTCGTCCCTCAGTGCGGCCGGCGTGAGTTCGTCCTCAAGCGGATTCGGACTTTCCTTTCCGGCCCCGACTCCGGCGATCGCCTTGCCTTTGCCGTCGCCCTTTACCCCGAACAGTTCCGCCGCCTGGTCATACTCGGTGAGTTGATCATCGACGAATTTGTTGAGGTCCTTAATCAGGGCGTCGCCGGTCGTGGGCGCGAATTTGGGAAAATCCTTTTGCACAAACTTGACCTGTTTCTCGTCAAGTTTGCGCTGGGAGATGACATCCTTGAGCCTTTCGACGGCCTCGGATTTCAGGCCCTTCTGGTCTGCCGTTTTCACTTGGTCTTCCAGGGCCTTTTTTTCCTTCTCCCATTTTACCCGCTCTTCGTCAAACTTCTTGTCCGTCCGCGTGCGGTGTTCAAATTCCGCCTGCGTTTCTCCCCTTACGAGCCGTAGGACTGACGGATCTTTGGAAATCTCATCGTCTCCGAACACGTCGGATAGACGATAGCGTCCCTCCTTGATGGCTGTTTTAATTTCATCAAGAGTCATAATATCGCCTCCTCTGGAGCGTTTGTCGCGATCCGCATTGTCGGCAAACTCCTGGAGCTGGGCCAAGAGTGTCGCGCCTGCGAATCCGGGTTTTACGATCGCGGAATTGCCCAATGCAATCCCCGTTATTTCTCCTACATCGACATCCTCTGCCGAAATCTTGACGTTGGACCCGATCCTCTCCGGCAGACGGATGTCCGCCTCGATCGAGGCCACGTCAAGCGGGATGTCGCGATAGTCCGAATAAATGTAAGCGATGGCGATGGACGATAATTTATTCGCCGCATTCGAAAGAACCTTACCGACTATTTCGCCGATGGGTTTTCGATTCTCATTTTCATTCGCGGGGCCGTGCATGTGGAAAACCTTGGTGCCGATGGCAAGCTTTTCGGTGAGTTTCTCAATCGCAGACCGCGCCCATTTCTTAATGACCTTACCAACCCCGACTACCTTGCCCGTACTTTCACCCTCATGACCGATACAATATGCGCGGAATTCAGCCTTGGCGTCGCCAGCCTTGATGCGCTTGTAGGCGGATGCTGAGACGTGGTCCAGGATTTCCTCGGCTGCCATTTCCTGAACTTGGCCCGCGATTTTGATCTTCATAATTTCGCCCCATTCAAAACGTTCAGCATTGCCTCGCGGCCATCCTTCCGCTTTATGAAGTCAGACCATATCTGCTTTCGCTTCCATCGCGGTGCGTTCATGGCGCAAAGGGCATCTTCGATTTTCAGGATTAAAGATTGAGCCCTCTTGATCCGGCGGCGAAGCAACCATTTGCGGAAAATCTTCATAATCTTGATCTCCCGCCGGATGACCTCTCCTGCCCCCTTAACAGCCCCAGTTCCAATTCCTGCTGGGGGGTGATCGAGGGTAACGGACACCATTCGGCAATTCCGGGATCCCCCTCCATTAATCCAGTCATCCACCAATCGAATCCTCTATTGATCAGCCCGCAACCGAGATAGACACGCTTCCTATCAAAGTTGTGTATAAAAGAGGCCCAGGGACAGGCGGAGCATTTTACGATGATGGATATTTTTGACATTTTATTTCTCCTCCGCCTTCTTCGGTCGTCCGGGCTTTTTGGGTGAGGGGGCCGGGACGGGTTCCACGTCCTCAGTCCCGGATATCTCCGGGGTTTGGGCCTCGGCCCCCATGTTGCCCTTACTCATGTCCTCGACGTCGCGCTCGTCGTGCGTGGTGATCATCCGGCTCGGGTCCCAGCCTGCCGTTGCGGGTTGCGCCTTCGGCCCCGGGATTTTTTCGGTGGTTAAGACCGTTAGCTTTTCCGGCTCTCCGGCCTTCTTTATCCCGACCTCGTTCGTCGTAACGATGACGTTCCGGTAAGTCCGGCCACCGATCATGCGTGATCCTTCACTCATTTTTAATTACTCCTTCGCCGCTGGCTCAAACCGCCCGTCGTTGTCCCGGCAATGCTTCCGCGCGGCGTCCTCCGTCCAGTCCGCCGTGGGGTAGCGATACGCCTGGGTCGTGGTTTTGGATTCGCCCTTCAACCTGCCGATGATGATTGAAAGGATCCCGGTCTTCATCCGGCGAAACGAGTCTGGCTGAAAATCCCCAGGCTCCCGAATTCTGCAACTTGCCTCGTGTGGATATGGCATTCTACACCTCTTCTTGACTTATTCGTTTTAATATGGCATAATTAATACTATGAGAGAAAAGAGAATGAAAAAAAATGAACAAATCCTCGATTCTGGTTCGATCATTTCTTGGAATAAAGAGTTTCAAAAAACCGATCCTAATGGATCGAAGAGAGTTATGGTTAATATCACTTGTGGCAAATGTGGAAATATTCGTCCGTGGCGAAAAGATATGGTTTTGATGAAATTGAAAACAGGTATCTTTACAGGCGTTTGTTGGAAATGTTTTATTCATCTTACATGGCAAGAAAAACATAGAAATCGTCCTCTTAAGCGAAAACAAACTCCACATGGATATATGAAAATATTTCTTGGTATTCATCATCCAATGACAGATAAGCGTGGTGAAATTTATGAACATCGTCTTGTAATGTCTGAACATCTTGGCCGTCCATTGGAAACCTGGGAAACGGTTCATCATAAAAACGGAAATCGAGCAGATAACCGAATTGACAATCTTGAACTTTTCCCTTCCTATGAACATAAATCTACGGATAGAATGAGCCAACGAATCAAACAATTGGAATCTATCCTTATTGAAAATCATATTTCCGTTCCTAAATCCTGAGTCTCCGGGGCCCCCTTTGTAAATTTCTCAAGCGCCTTTCCGTCTTCCTCGTCGCGCCGTTTTTTCTCGGCCTCCGCATCAAATCCGGGCACCTGGGCAAGCAGTCCCGGAAGCGTGAGTGCGCCACCCAAGAACATCGGCAGATAAACCCACTGAACGCGATCCCATTGCGCCTGGGTAATCCTCACGAGTTCAACGCCAACCTTGGCAGGGTCGAGTCGCGTCCCAATTTTAACTTCGGCATTCCACATCAACATTGCCTTTGCTATCAGCTCCTGGTATCCGCCCCTCCAGATTTCGCGCTCCTTTGACGTCGAGGCCTCGATGAGTTCGAGCAGGCTTTCATTCGCCGCGCCGTACTTCGTCGTAAGCTCCGGCGCACCCAGGAAATGGATCGGGACGCCCGTCGTCCCCGATATCATCTTCATCAGGGTTATAATTTCATTTTCAATGACCTGCTGGCCGGAGGCGTCCGGCTGGACATAGCTGAATTTTCCGGTATGCGCGAATGCCTTGCCAATCTTCCAGTTCGTTTTGTCAAGGGCCTCATTTATTACCTTAGCTTGGGCCGCATCAGCACATTCGAAGTCCGGCGTTGGCGCCGCATAAAGCCGATTGATTTCACGCCAGTCCCGGAGCGCCTTATCAAGATTGTCGATCTGCGTCAGGCACTTTCCGACCCGCGGCATGGCGTCGTTCGGCATATTTAGACGCCCACCGAATTTCTTATAGACGAAGGCCGGCGGCTCAAGGGTCGCGGCCTCTTTTCCCTCCTCTTTCCACGTCGCCTTTTCAATCTTCGCGTAGTCGTTCGCGTCGGTTTTAATCTCGTACTTCGTCTGCGTCCAACTCACCCACCGAATCATGATCTTCGTCCACTTCTTGGCCTCATCATTCGGATCGGCAACTGATTCGGCAAATAACTTAATCAGCATCTTGCCCTCGATCTCCGCCTCCTTTGCCAGGTCCTGGGCGAGTTCGTGGTCGAGGCCGTTGTCCTCGATGAATTTCTGGGCAAATGCCGTTTCGTTTTCGGCGTCTTCCGCCTTGGCCGTGAGTTTCAGGCCCTGGCCGATGGTAAACGCGGCCCGCAGGTCGATGACGTTCCCCGTCTGCAAGACGCCCCAGTCGGCGATGCCCTGGTACTTCCTTGAGATTTCCGTGACGGCCTTATCGTATGTCTGATAACTATTGCCCTTATACTTCGCCCGCCGCTCCTCGTCGCCAGCGACAAGCATGTTCTCCTGAACGGATCGCAGCCGCTTAACCTCGGTTCTAAGCGCCACGACTTCCTTCACCCCGGGGATGAATTCAAGTATTCGCATCAATAGACCTCATGCTTGGTGAAGCCGAAATATGCGCCGAATTTTTCCTTCGGCTCATAGAATGCGAGCAGGAAACTGTCGGCGTCATCTGGGGACCGGAACCCTCGGGCCTTGTAGTCATCTTTGCTTTCGACGACCCGGCGGCCCTTTTTATCCAATCCCTTACTTTTGCGATTCACGAGCTCCGTCATCAGCCGGTCGTTATTCGGGCATGCGATTTCCTGGATGATCTTCCCGACCTCGAACCACATCTCGGATGCGATGTTGGGATACTTGTCCGGTTCGCTGGCTTCACCGCCGAAGCAGACGGGGACGATGTTATATCCCCTTGCCTGAAGGATATCCGTGAGTCCGCCGCCGACTCCGGTGTCATCAATCTTGATTCGCATATTCTTGTTGTAGGCAAAGAACCGTTCGGCCTCGTCCGCGATATAAACGAGCTTGGCTTTTTCGGGAAGACCTGCGGTTGAAATCGTCTTAGAATCAATGAGCTTCATTCCCTTGCGATGCTTGAATACCGTATCATCCGCACCACCTCTAGCCACATCGATTCCGCCTTCGTCAGCTCCGTCGCCGTTGAAATCCGCCTTGTCCCAGTTGGTGAACATCTGATTGACCTGGCTGAGCTTTATGATCGAATCCGCCCCGGCATCAACGATCTCCCCGAGGACTTTCGTCTGGTAGAGGACTGAGTCTTCGCCCCAGTCTTTCTTGCTGTCTGCAATGTATTTCGGCGTAGCGATTTGAATCGATATGCCGGCCGAATCCGTCCATGTCCGCTTGAACCTGTCGGGCCGCATGAGGTCCAGGATGTCGATCCCCCGGAACTTCTCTCCGGTTACGTATGGTGAATCGAAGGCCGAAATATGGATTCTGTTCCAGTCGCTTTTATCGCCCTGAAAAATCTTCCAATACTGATCCCCCACCTGAATACCGTCCGTCGTGGAAATCGCTAACCATCGACAAAGTCCGCCCGTCATGGTCCCGCGGACCGCATCCCAGAGCCATTGAGGAATCCCCTTCGCCTCATCGAAGATAAACAGAATCGCTGGCGCGTGCCATCCCTCGGCCCGGGCTGGCTTGTCTGTCGAAAAGCCTATGGCGTAATGGTCCGCATCATCGGACTTTATCTCCGTCATGAGACATTCGCCTTCGAGCACGAAGCGGCTGCGGGCATAGATCGCGTTAATCTCGGACCACAAGAGCATTTTCATTTGGGTGAAGGTCGGGGCGGTCGTGACGACCTTTGAATTATCGAAACAGTTGAGAAACCATACGACGAGTTCGGCTGCACTGAACGTCTTGGAAACTCCATGACTGGACCTGACGGCGGTCTTCTCGTTATCGCGGACGGATTGAAGGATTTCGCGTTGCTTTGACCAAGTGAGATGACCTAGCGCATGCTCACAAAAAAACGAGGGGTCCTTTCGGTATTCAAGCATGAAATTGGTCATGACGGTGCGGGTCTCGACGTCAATCACCGGCAACCCCCTTCATGGATTTTTTGAAGTCGGCGAGGGAGAGTTTGGCGTTAATGTTGACTTCGCCGAAGATCCCGACCTTGGTATCCTTAAAGAACCCGAGATGCTTTCCGATGAGTTCCAAGGCGGGAATTTTACAATGTGTCTTAAATTTGACCTTATCGTTGACGATATTCGATTCTTTTCCGTCCGCGGATTCGCGGATCGTCCGATTTTCCTCAATCGATTCCAAGGCCCTGGATGTTCCTTTAGGCATATCTTCGAAACCCTTGGCCCTGATCGCGCCGGTGTCTTTATCGATCGTGATATAGTCTCGAAGGTCCGAACGGCCAATGAGCCAAAGTTCTCGGAGCCATTCATCAGCAGAGATCTCAAGTCTTTTCGATCGTTCCTTCATCAGGTCCCGAATGACTTTCTGGATGTTAACGTTTGACAACAGGCGAGCTCCCGCTTGTCTTGCCGTCCTTCGAGAATATCCGCACCGCTTCGCCGCTCTCGTCGCGCTCAAATCAACAAGGAACTCCTTAGGGAATAGGTCTCGGCGAGGAGAAGATTTTTTCATTCTTACCCCTTCCGCCCCAGAAGCAGATCGACCTTGCCTTCAATGCGAACAAGCGCTTTTCCGGTATTGTCCTTGAACTCGACGAGGCCCGAGATCGCTTCTCCATGCTCCTGACACTTCTTGCCCGTTCCAGGCTTTTCCGCTGGGGTTAATTTCGTGGCGCAGTTCCCGCTCGCCTTCCACTTACGGTTGTTGAAGATGATCGAAAGCCAAGAGCCGACGGCGGCGACTCCGGCCAGCCCTACCGCGGGCCACGTGACGGGATCGCCATGCCGAATAGCCTCTGAGGCCGTTTGCGCCGCGAGCATGAAGATGGGTAGGAGTATCATTTCTTCCCCTTCTCACATTCCTTGAGTTTAACCTCAAGGAGCCGGACTTTCCCGAGAACTTGGAAG